TTATTACTTGAAGCTGGGGCTGTTGAAGTTGTAGCTGCACCTAAGACCAAAAAGAAACCGACTAACCCAGAGACCGAATTAGACGCCGAATAATGTTTAAATCTAGAAGATACACAGCCTTTGCCAATGTAGCAACCGACTATTTAAGTTTAGCCGACGCTAAGCAGCATTTGCGCGTTACTGCCTCAGATGATGACAGTTATATTAGCGGTCTTATCAGTATGGCCGTTGACGCCTGCAGCAATTACTTAGGATACTCGATTAAGAAGGGAACGGCTAAATATGGCTTTGATAGCTTTACGGGCTCGCCTGCGCTAATCAATCCCGTTAATGGGCTCAATATACCTAGCGGTAATTATCTTCGCGTAAATAGCCGCGTATTGGCTGTGAACTCTGTAAGTTATGTAAACAGCAGCCAAGCGGTAACGGCATTTAACGGCAGTGATTGGTTGGTAGCACCTGACCCAATGGGCAATTACTCACGAAATATTTTTATCAATACAGCGCCCGACTCAATAACCGACGATACAATTAAGTACATTATTGAAGTATCTGAAGGATTTAATCCAGTTGGTACGGCTAGCGTTGACCCAGATACTATTTTCCCGATGGCAATTAAACATGCTGCTTTGCTTTTGGTAGGCCAATACTATGATAACAGGAACGCGATAGTAGTGGGAACCATCCAAGCCAAGATATCTTTAGGCTTTGAGTATCTTTTAGATCCTTACAAAATTCAAATCATACTCTAATGCAATCGGGATCTATGGACGTACTAGTTAGTTTGCAGAGTTATGCGGAAACTATCGACGCCAATACAGGCGAGAAATTACAGACGTGGACGGAATACGCAACAGCTTGGGCTCAGCGCGTAGAGCAGGAAAGCGGCAGCGAGCAAGTGAACGCGGACCGCAGAGAGCATAAGCAAATCGTTTACTATACTATCCGCTATAATTCAGCGGTAAGCGTTAAGCATAGAATAGTTGACGCGGGCCTTAATCATAACATTGTTAACATTGCAAACCTAGCAAGGAATTTATATTTGAAGCTACAAACGGAACTAACAGAGTGAGCAAAAACGTTGAAAATATTGCCGAGGTTATAGACGCCTTAAAAGCAATGGGGGTCGAAATCGACAACCCCGAATTTCAGCGCATGCTTAAAGCTCAGGCATTACCAATAATTAGTAGTGCAAAGAACTTAGCGCCAAAGGAAGGCGGAGACTTGGCGGCATCAATCGGCTTTATTACTGGCAAGGACAAGGACAATAAGACCAAAGTATTAATAGGATTGCGTAAGGAATACGAAAATAATTACCTTGGCCCAATGTTTGAATTTGGCGTACCAACAAATCGTATCCAATCAACAACGGGCAGAGACACAGGAATATTAGAACCCCGCCCATTTATGCGCCCGGCATTAGATCAAAACGCGGGCCGAGTAACGGACGGAATTATAAACGGCGTGGATAAAATCCTAGCCAAATTAGCAAAGAAAAATAACTTAATATATAAATAATCATGCCAACCACAGGACCAGTTAACGGCACGCTCATAAGCATCTATAAAGATGTGAGCGGCACACTTAAAAAAATCGCTAACGCGACATCTAACTCGCTCGACATTTCTAAGGATATGATCGACGTTACAAGTAAAGACAGCGCAGGCGCGAAGGAATTTATCGCGGGTGAGTATGGCTACACTTTGAACGTTGAAGCAATCTTTGAAGATGACTCAAGCGTTGGAGCTTCACAAGTTTCGTACAAGGATTTGGTAACAGATTTGCTTGCGGGTACTTTATTGACTATCGTCATGACATCAAACGTAACGGGAGACGAAAAATATAGTGGCTCCGCTTTCTTTAGTAGCTTGAGCTTGAGCGCACCAAACAATGACAAAGCAACTTGGACGGGAACCTTGCAGGGATCTGGAGCTTTGACTTTGGGAACTGTATCTTAATAGTATTATATTTGTGCCATGAGCACTACAATTAAACTAGGGGGTGCTGAGCATCCCCTTTTATTTAACATGAATAGCCTGCGCAACATTATGGAAGTTGCAGGCATGGAAACTTTTGCGGATTTAAACCTACAAAAGGACTTGGCTAAAAGTATGGACTTTGCTTTAAGCTGCGCGTTTTACGGAATCTTGGAAGGCTACGAGGCCCAGGATAAAAAGACGCCTTATCCAACGGTGCAAAAGTTAGGCGCTGCCATTAAAAAGTTTCAAGAAATTAGCCCCGCGTTAGAAGGATTCACGGCAGCAATTACAGATTTTTTTGCACCTGTTGAAGATTCAACGGGGGAGTAAATGCCAAGGGCGACAGCGCCCCGCTAACTTGGCGCAAGATTGAGCGCATTGCTTACGGCGAAATGATGCTAAGCGAGCAGGCTTTTTTAAAGTCAACGCCTCGCTTTTGGCGTTTAAAATTGGAAGGGATGCGCGAAGCTCAGCAGCAGCAGTATCGCAACCAGTGGGAAATAACCCGCTGGGCTGTTGCTACGGGTATGGCCCCGCACTTAAAGAAACCTATTGAACCCAAACGGCTGTTAACATTTCCTTGGGAGCAGTCCGATTACCTATCAATACACGACGCTTTAAAGTTATATTCGCATGTGTTTGATAAGTTAACCCCAGACGCCAAAGCATGAGCGCCCCTATAAAAATAGTCTATTCAATTTTAAGCAATGCGGCGGGGGTTACTTCGTTGGTAGGCACGCGGATAAACCCCGTTAGAATCCCGCAAGAGTCGGCATTTCCCGCGATCAGTTATAACCTTGTTTCCATTGCAGCCAACCCTACCAACAGCGGCCACAGTCGCACAGAGTTCGCACGGGTGCAAGTTAATGTTTATGCTACAAGCTTTGCGGATGCCATCGAGTTGAGCGGGCAAGTTAGGGCGGCCTTTGATGACGCTGTAACGCCTGACACTTATAACGATTCTTACGTGCAAGTAATCGAATACGACGGCGAGAATCATACAGCCGACGATACGGCGGCGTTTGCGGGACTTTACCAAATTTCTCAGGACTATTTACTAAACTATATTTATACTTCGCCTGCGCCTGCTACAGAGTCTTTTATCCTTTTGGAAAGTGGCGACTTTGTGCTTTTAGAAACTGGTGATAAAATTATAATCTAATGGCTAAAAGTTTAAATATTGTAATTGGGGCAGACATTGAGAAACTGCGCGAAGGGTTTAACAAAGCCATTGCTATAGTACAAAAGAGCAGCAACCAAATGAGCGCCGAGGTTGCCAAGTCGGCGAAGTCGATGGAGGAACGTTTGGCGGCTATTGCTACGCGTAACCCAACGATGGGAAGCGTAAGGCAGTTGACCCAATTAGCAATGGAAGCCCGGGCGTTAGGTCCAGAGTTTGCCCAAGTTGCTAACGAAATAATTAAACAGGCGGGCCGCATGAAGGACAGCATCGCGGACACGCGTGCGGAGGTTGGATATTTTGCGAGTGATACGCGTCGTTTAGATGCGGTGCTAGGTGGAGTGCAGGCGGCGGCGGGAGCCTTTGGGGCAATGCAAGGAGCCATGCAATTAGCAGGCTTGGGCGGAAAGGATTTGCAGGAGGCTATGGTCAAGCTGCAATCTGCTATGGCAATCGTCAACGGATTGACTGCCATCCAAAATGCACTGCAAGAGGAAAGCGCAGTGCGTCAAGGACTGAGCGCAGCGGCTACTAGCATTTATACAGCAGCAACTAACGGCGCAACCGTAGCAACTAGGGCAATGAATTTAGCGCTAGCTGCAGGGCCTTGGGTATTAATAAGCGTTGCAATTTTAGCTGTTGGCGTTTTGCTATCCAAGATGGGCGCGGAAGCTGCGGCTGCCGAAAAAAAGATAGCGAAATTAAAAGAAACACAGGACTCATTACTATCTAATGCGGCAAAGAAAATAAAACTTGAAGAGCGCCGTCTAGAAATTGCAATAGCAACGGCTAAAGCAGAGGGTAAAAATGAAGCCTTTATTTTAAATTTAAAAAGAAATAGCTTAGCAACTCAAAAAGCTCTTTACAAAAAGGCTGGCGAAGAAGCCATGGCATTGAGCAATCAACGCAAGCAAGAAGAGTTAGACGCAATAACAGGCTTTAACAGAAAGGCGCAAGAGCTAGAAATTTATACGAAGTACGAAAAGGAAAATAAAGAGATTCGTACAAGCTTAAACGAGGAGTATCAAAATAAACTACATGCTTTTGATCTAGACGAAATCGAATCTAATAGAACAGTAGGCAAGGAAAAAATAAAGATCACCAAAGCGGTTATTAAAGAGACTGAGCAGCTCACCGCAAAGAACACGGGTGGCAGTTTATTAGCTCCAGTGGATCCAATAGTAAAGCAATCAATGGCCGATGTATTGGCGGAGCTTGACAAGATCCCGCCTGTATTGGATGACATAAAAAGCGAGCCATTATTCACGGATATAATTGAAGAGGGCCCAGAAGTTGTGGCTACTACTGTAGAGGTAAGCGACGCGTTTAAAACGATGGCGGACCGCAACAGTGCAAGCTTTCAACAACATGCAAGCGCTTTAAATGCATCGGCAATTAAAACGGCAGAATGGGCGGCCAAAACAGAGACTGCGCTAGACGCTATTAATGCAGCCTTTGCTACTTTGCAAATGGAAACAGCCGAGAGCATTGGGCAATTTATTGCAGACATGGCAACGGGGGACGAGGCTGCAGGCAAAAACTTTGGTAAGAATATGCTCGGTGCAATCGCTGGATTTATGGATTCCTTAGGCAAGGCTTTAGTAACTACTGCTATTGCAGCGGAAGCCTTCCAAAAATTAATAGTTGCAAATCCTGCGGCGGCAGCGGTGGCAGGTATTGCATTGATAGCAGGTGCGGCCATTGTGCGCAACAAATTAAAAGAGGGCGCGAATGTTACAGCCTTTGCAGATGGTGGTATTGTTAGCGGTCCAACGCTTGGC